TGCTGGCATCCCGCTCCTTTTCCACGGTCACGGTCTGCTTGCCCGTGTCGGTGCTGGGCTGTTCGACCTTGGCCGTTTTCGTGCCGTAGGAGCGCCATTGCTTGAGGTTGATGTCCACGCTGACATCCAGGCCCTCCTTGGCATCCTCCGTGATGTTGTAGTCCTCCACGCTCACGGTCATGTTGGTGTCGAACAGCCGCCGTCCATCCGGGGAGCGCCGCACCAAAATAAACTGGGTGGTGCCCTTGGAGGTCTTGAGCCGTTCCAACACGCCCATGTAGTAGGACGGGGACCGGCTGCCGGTGAGCATTGAGAGCGTCACCGGCAGCACGATCTCACTCAGCCCAGGGGTGCGGAGGAAATTGATCTCACCCTCATTGAGCAGCGTGAGCGTCTTATTTTTGCCCTTGATTTTTACGGTCAGCTTGGCAGGAGTGGGCCACTCCACGCCACCCAGGTAACAGGAATAACTCATGCGTGCACCCCCTCAGCAGCGGTGACCAGCGCCTCAGTAAAGCCCTCGGTGAGCTGGCTGATAACGCCGTCCAGATCAGCACTGCCGTCAATTCTGTTGGTCATGCCGGTCATGTCAATCTTGACCTCTGCGGTGGTGAAACGGTTGATTGCATCCCTTTCTGCGATGTCCCGCAGGTATTCAAGCTGTTCCTCTGTCACGGCCAGAGCATCAGCGGTCTTGCCGGTATTGTCGGCGGTTTCTCCCGTATAGGCGGCGATGTCACCAAGGTCAAAACCACTGCTGTCACCCAGACCGCCCGTGTTGAACATTCCACCAATTTTGGCATCAATGCCCTTGCCAAAATCGTTACCCGCCGCCCATGCGTCCCCGTATTCAAAACGGTAGTCAATGGTGGGAGCGTTCTTGTCAAGGGTGATGGCATTTTCATTCTTGCCCCAGGCGGTTACAGAGCTTTGCAGACTCTCCAAGCCAGCCGTCCAGTTGGTGCCGAAAATGGCATCAATGATGGTGGTGACCACCTTGCCCAAGTTCAAAAACCAGCCAATGATTTGACCGATGAGGTTAGCCACGGCATCACCAAAACTGTTGAAACCTCCGTTGCACACATTCAAAATCCATTCCACGATGCCAAGAAACGGGGCAACGAAGATGGCCCAGATGTACTGAATGAGGGCATTGAGCAGGCCAATCACGGTGTTGCCAATGAAAGCGCCCGCCACCGCAATGGCCCCGCAGATGAGCCCCGTGGCGGAGATGGAGGAGCCGGTGACCTTGTTGATGATGGCCACCACGCCGTAGAGCAGGCCGATGACAACGGCAATGAGCATGATTATCCAAGTGATGGGAGATGCCAGTAGAGCGGAGTTAAAGGTGAATACCGCCGCAGAGGCCGCCGCTGTGTTTCCGGTCAACACGCCAAAGCCGATGCTGAGGAGGTTGACCACAGCGTGGTATGCTGCCGTGGCAACGGCTGCAATCTGCGTCCAGTGCGCCGCTACTTGGAATACCAGAAAAGCGGTACCCAGACCCAGCAAAATGGGGCCAATCACAGAGAGATTGTTGGCAAGCCAGTTGATGGCAGTGAGTAGGGGTTGTGTCACCTTTAGGGCGATATTGCCCATTTGGGTCCACACCTGCCCCCAGGTCATGGCCATACCGTTAAACTTGGCATTGGTTTCATCTGCGATGGACAGGAGCGCATTTTTCACAACGGTTGCCGACACGGCCCCCTTTTCTGCGTAGGACTTGATGGAGCCCTCTGCAATGCCCATGTACTGCTCAATGGCTCTGGCGATGCCGGGCGCATTTTCAAGGATGGAGTTTAGCTCCTCACCTCTCAGAGCGCCTGCCGCCATTGCCTGGGTGAGCTGGAGCATGGCCGCCGCCTGCCCTTGGGCGGATGCGCTGCCAATGACAAACTGCTTGTTGACCTGCTCCATGAAAGCAATGAGTTCATCATTGGAGGTGAAAGCGGCCCCAGCGTTTGCGCCCATGCTGGCAATAGCAGATGCCGTGTCAAGGTAGGCAGCTCTGGAGCGCTGGGCAGAGGCCATGATTTTGGCCTCCAGAGCCTTAACACTACCGCCGTCATCAACTATGAAGTTGAGGCGGGCGGTGGTACTGGTCATCTGGTCAGAGAGCTCTATGAGCTTTTTGAGGCCAACACTTGCGCCGATGGTTGCCGCCAGATTTTTGGCCTTACCCACCATGTCATCCAGTGCGTCATTGCCGCCCCGGATGCTGGCATTGAGCTGTTGTTCTGCTTGGGTGCTCTGGCGGATGTTTCGTGTGACCTGCTGCTCCTGCTGGGCCGCACGGCGGTAGTTTTCCTCCATCTCACGGACGGCAAGATTGACCTCTCCCAGGCCAGCCCTCGCTTGGTTGAGGAGGCGCACATCAACAGCATTGGCACTCGCATCCTGCATCTGCTCAAAGCTGTGCAGGGTAATATCCAGAGCCCTTGTGATGTTCTTGAGCACGCCAGTTACTTGGTCATTGAGGACCATTTGGGACCGTATTGTGGCCACAAGTCCGCCTCCTTTCGTGGGGGATAAAAATAGCGCCCCCACTTACTGTGAGGGCGCTAAAAGCGCTTAGTGCTTAAAACATGGCACGGACAAAGTTCTTGTAAACCTTGTCATCCATTTCAAGCAGGCTGTTTTTTCCGTCTTTGAAACGGACCGCAACAGTGACGGTGCTTTTGTTTTTTGCGGATAGCCCTGCCAGCAAGCCAACGGGTCCTAACAGAGCCGCACCAACGGCACCTCTTGCAATGCCGCTGGCAGCGCTTTTGCGGGTATCCTCTGTGATGACATCATAGCTGTCCACGCCAAACTTATCCAGGAGGATGTAGTTTTTGCGGTCAACATAGATTTGCACCACGCCGCCAATGCCGGTGATGGGTTTTCCCATGTAGTCACCAGCGATGACCATATTTTTTGCTCCCATGATGTAGCCCTCCTTGGTGTTGATGACACCATTTTAGGCTAAATCAGTTCACAATGTCAAGAGCTGGAGCCAAAAGTGCTATCTGCGCTTTCGGTTTGCTTTGTTCTTGAGTTCCGCCTCTTTTTTCCGCTCCGCCGCACAGCGGGCATCAATAGAGGCGATGACAAAAGCACGCTCCTTGACGGGCAGGCTCAAAAACTTGGACGGCTCCCAGCCAAACTTTTGCAGACAGAAGTGTGCATAGCTGGCCTCTGGGTCACCGTCCTCTATTAGTTTTTTGCCTCATCAACCAGCTCATTCTCAGTCTTGAAACCGTTGAGCTGGAAAACTTCCGTCACATAGTCATCAAACTCACCACCGATGAGCAGCTTGCCCAGCAGCTCCTCCGGCTTGGCAACACCCCAGTCATTCTGGAGCTCTGCGTTGCTCAGGTCCGGGAACACCGTGCAGCGGGCGCACACCTTGGCCTGGAAAGCGTAGCTATCAAGCTGCTGGGTGTACTGGCCCTTTTTGCCGGGCACCGGCACCTGCCGGACGCAGGAGTTGCGGATGCGGGCGTATTCATCAGCGGAGATGCAGCAGATTTCCCACAACATGGGCTTGCCATCCTCCCCCTTGAAACGGGGGGAGGCGGCAAACTTGTAGTTTTCGATCTGCTCAACATTGGCGTGCATAAATGCGGACAGGTTACTCATGGATGATTTCCTCCTTTAGTTGGCCGCCCTTACATATAGGACGGGTTGGTGTGCTTTTCGGGGCGGGTGAAGCTGTCGCAGTAGCCCTCAAGGGTCTGCTCCACAAAGTCACCCTCTGCGTTGAACATGGACAGCAGCACATCACCGTCCAGCACGCAGTTGTTGTAAATCTTGGTGCTCCGGCCAACGGAGGTGGCGGGGTCATCGTTGGAGGTCTGGATGTCAAAGGTAGGCATCACACCCGTCTTGATGAAGTCCTCAACCACCTGGTCAAAGATTTCCGTGCACTTGTAGACCGTCATGGAGAAAGCCAGGGCAATGGTTTGGGCCTTGTGGCCGATCACGGGATTGCCCAAACGGTAGACTTCCTTGGTGTTGATGGAGGCCTTGCCCTCAAACTCCTTGGCCATCAGCATGGAGTAGCGGGTGCCGTTCAGCGTCACAAAGCACTCAGCAAAGTTGGCGCTCACGGCATCCTGGGTGTTCATAGAGATTTTGTCAGCCATGTGTCACAATCCTCCTTTACTGAATGATAACGCTCATGTAGAGCTGGGCCATGGCGTTGATGATGTTGAGGCCGTTGATGGTCAACAGCACTGCCTTTTTCTTGTCACCCTGCTCACAGGTCACCGTGTCTGGGTCAAAGTTCTCAACAGCACGGATTTTCTCAAGCTCCTGGATGAGCTTGACCACATCGCCCCACAGGGAGGCACGGCCAGAGGCATCATTGGGCACGGTGCCCACATAGCGGGTGTTGAACAGCACCGCCGTGTCATTGGCGATCTGGTCACACACACGGATGGTCTGGTTGGACTGGAAAACCTCTCCCTTGGTGTCGGAGAGGGTCAGCAGGGTGTTGATGTCCTCCAGCACACGGGTGACCCCGTTGACATTGTGGAACATAAACTTGCCTGCCTTGAGGGCCGCCTCAAGCGCTGCCTGGGTGTATTCGGTGTCCAGAATGAGCTCACCGTCATACTTGGCATTGGTGAGGGACTTGTTGACGGCCACGCCAGCATGTGCGCCGGTAGTCCAGTAGACCACCGCCTGGGTGTCCACATTGGCAATGGTGGCGTGGGTGGCGGTGTTCCACACGCCAATCACGCCCTCATAGTCAGCGCTGGGTTTCCAGGCCACAAGCTGGAATTTGGCACCCACCTCATCCCTCATGCGCTGGGTGTACTTGACATACAGATTGACCACGGTGCTCTCCGTGGCCGGGCAGCACAGGGTGTTGAAAGCATAGGCCTCCAGCTTATCCAGGAAAGCCTGGTGGTCCTCGCCGGTGACTGCCGCATCATCAGCGCCGCCGGTCAGCTTGGTGCCCGCAGTGGCCTCCAGCGTGGCGCTGGTCTTGAAAACCACATAGTCATTGGCCACCAGATCAGTGGCCGCCTTGACCGTCTGGGTGTCAACACACTGGCCGTCCAGGTAGGTGCTCACATCCCATGCGCTGGTGTCATCGACATTGGAGGCGATGACAATAGAGAGGTCATTGCCACGCACACCGGGGTACTTGGCATCCGCATAGGTGCAGCTTGCCTTTTCGCCGTTGCCCAGCCGCCAGCAGTAGACGGTGGTGGCGTGCTGGAAAATCTCACGCAGGGCCAGCAGCTTGGGGTGGTCATACCCATAGCCGAAGATGGCCTTGCTGTTTTTCTGAAACTCACCAGAGGTGACGGGGAAAACCTCACCCTCCGGGCCCCAGCTCAGAACAAAGGGCGCTGCCGCATAGCCTCTGTCAGACAGAGTGGCGGATGCCTTTGCCACGCTGGAGAAATTGATGTAGCTGCCGGGCAGGACCTTGTTCTGGGTCAGCCAGTTACCTCCGCCAAGAGCCATTTATCTCACCTTGCCTTTCATAAACTTTTCAATCAGCGCATCCACCTCATTCAAGGTGTAGGTCTTGCCATCCTCCAGCAGTGCGCCGATCAGGTCCC